TCTACTCTTAATAAATGTACACGCCCTATATCAGGAGCAAAAACATCAACAAGTTTTGCAATACCAGGAATTTTTTTGTAAACCTCTGTAGGAGTATTAAAATTTTCTTCTTTCATCTCTACATCGTGATACTTTTGCATATAGCCAAAGCTATTGAGATGATAATTATCCATAACATCGCCAGTATGACTTGTTACCGGTAATCCCCATCTATTATTATGAGTATCTTTCTTTTGGTTATAAGGACACCAGTTGTCATCAAATTGCTTTAATTGGTCTTGTACTTCACCGAGGTCAATGCTATACTTTAGTTTTGCAGTTTCTCCTAAATTTGCTAGGCTATTCCAAAGCAAACCTCTTTCTATCATATCTTTATCCATTATAATTCTCCTAACTCAGGAAATATATTCCTAAAATTTGTATTTCTTGTTTTGTCGCAACTTGTTAAATATTCTAAAGTAGCAGGAAGTTTATCTGTCCAATCTTCACTATACATGTAATTAACTAATCCCTGCCATCTTTGTTTGCCGTATGGATTTTCTATAAATTCTTTATCAGATTGAGTAGCAATAAATTTTTCAATATTGTCTGCAGCCCGATCCTTAATTATTTTCGGCAACACCTTAACATTCATATGACTGGGCAAATACACCAAATGCAATCCTATTGTGCCTGCACCAAAAGGAGGCTTATTGATCTTTTTGAATTTCATGTCATGTTTCCATTCTGCTAACAAAGGTAGTGTAGTAATGTTTAGTAGCTGCACCGCACAAGCTAAATTGACTGTAATATTGTCTGGTGTTTGATCAAGTCTTTCAAGATTTGATATAATATCACTCCATATAGAAGGATATCTAATATATTCGTTGCGTTCACTAATGTTATCTACACTAAAATTAACTTTGACAGACTTAAATTTTTCCCATTTACTAATCATAGAATCTTCTATTATAGTACCATTAGTATTATATCTTAGAACACAATTTTTTGCATTGCCGCTTTCTATCATAAAATCCAAAATAGCAGAATGTTCTGGAATTAATAATGGTTCACCTCCTGCAAAGTATAATTCTTTAATATTTTTTGCATCATCTTTAATAGAATTTATAAATGAACTTTTCTTATACCAAGTATAATCAAATGCAGGATTCCAATTTTCGTTATTGATAAGATCTTTATTTTTGTAGTTTGGATATTGTAATTTCCAGTCCTTGATCCATGAACTACTATCATGTGGGCTACACATAACACATTTCAAATTACATAAATTGCCCAATCTCAAATCATAATAAGGTATCTCCACAGGAAGTGATCCGTCATCTTTTGTCTTACTAACTATATTGTCTATGTCTAACCGTTGATTCCAAACTTCTGTTTCCCAATTCCGTTTGCTACGTATACCTTTGCTTTCCTCTATAAAACATTTCTTACAACTTTCAGGGATTTCACCGTTTAGCATCTGTAACCTAGTCCTACGCATATGACTGCTATTCCAGATTTCTTCTATACTATGATCTCTGAGATTCATACGTACACCGTCTTGTTTAACTAAACCTGCTTCTTTTTCATCTTGTTTGCCTGCTCCACTTGCATTTGCAGTACAGCAAACACGTACATCACCATTTGGTCTAGTGGCAAGATGAATCCAAGGTAATGGACAAAAAGTGTTACTCATTTTTTCTTACCTATAAGCATGTATCTATTATATTTAGGAGTATCTAATATACCCCTATAGTAAGGTTTAATCATTGATTTAGAAGTAAATTCATTTAAATCATATACACAATTAATATGTTCATTAAGACTATCATAATCGTTACTTTGTAAAACATAAGTTGCATCAGAAGGTTGATTTTCAATCCATTTCTCATACTGATGTTGTGTAATATGTTCACAACTAGTATTAATTACTATATCTGCTTCTGTAGCATAATTACACATATCAGCTGTTACAGCAGAAAATCTTCCTAATATTTCTTGCCGCTTATTTACAGTATAGGCTACTTCCTGACAGTTAGGATCTATATCAACCGAAGTAATATGATCAATATTAAGTTTGCTGTTAAACAATATGCTAGCCAAAACGCCATTCCAGCCGCCGTATATTACAACCTTTTGTGGCGTTACAGGGACAAATCCTTGTAATTCTTGTGTCAGCCAAACTTTACTCCTTATTTGTCCTTTCCAAAAACTTTCTAAGGTGCGGTAATGATCGTTACTGTTCCGGACAGCATCCATCCAAAAAAGAACATCTTCAATTTCAACTTTCAAACTGAGCTCCTAGTTTATCAAACTTACCACACTGTTTGCTACATTCCTTAAGACATTGATTACTATTGAACAAGTCTTCTATATCACTGAAGTAACTAGAATTAAAAATATCTTCTAACGATTGAGACTTTAGATTAGGAAAAATTCCTATTTTGTCCATAAAATCTATCCTAGATTCAGACGGAGGAGGTATGTATTCAAAATCTAACCAACAACATGGAGCAATATTTCCGTTAGCAGAAACATAAATGCTATTCAGTTCTTTTGCTTTACAAGTTATGTTAGGAAGATTTTCAGAGATTGATTCTTTGACACTATTTGTGTGGCTAATACTTTTTTCTGTAGGATAAAGTATATCGATAGTTTTTCCTGTGTCATCTAATACATTAAATTTACCATCTTTAAATCTTGATGTATTCTTACTAAAAAACTTTTCAAATCCTAATAACTCAGAAAATAATCTGCACTCATCTACTTGATGTTTATTATGATCAAAAACTAACATATCCCATCTAGCACGACCGCCATGAGCAATAAAGTGTTTTGCATTTTCTATTATTGTAGGGAAACTTGTGTTTATTCTATACCTACTGTGTGTATCTTCTAATCCATCTATTCCAAATACAACTACAACATCTAATTTTGCTAAGGATTCCCACCAATCTAAACTTCTTGCGCTACCATTGGTGTGCAGTTGGATATAGATGTTGTTATTACATTGTCTTAGATATTGACATATTTCTAATGTATCTTTTGCAATTATAGGATCTCCTAAATTACCACAAAAAGATATACTAGGAAGTTTTTGTAAAAAATGCAAAGGAAACCAATTTTTGAAAGTTTCTAAATCAATTTCAACTAGTTCTATAAATGGTGATAATGGTCCACCTTGAATTCTTCTTGGACACATAGGACACCGTGCTTGACATTTTGTCGTGACTTCTAAATGAATATGAGTTATTTGTGATAAATTATACATTTTTGACCTTAGGTAGCTTGCTGTCTGCTGAACTAACACAACTAGGTGTAATACATTTAGATGGTGTCTTAAACAGCGTAAAACCGTCATACAGCGTGCCTAAGGGTTCATCATGACAACTATAGCTGCGCTTTACTTCATTACCGCGTATGACACAGCCTTGATATCCTGCATTGCAAGTCCAACCCTTAAATTTATTAAATCCGAACGCATTAAACCTTTCGGCTTGGTCTAATTCATACTCTATTCCTTGATCGTCGTAGAGTGCGATTTGAGCTTTTTGTTCTCCGTCAACGTGCTGGGGAAATCCTGTTTGCATTCTTTGAATTTGGTCTTTAGTATATCCTGATACCACGTAGGAGGCAGTTGTGTCTGACTGAGGCTTGAGAGTGACATTAATGCCTCTGGCGGCAAATCGTTCACAACGTTTGTAATACTCTTCAAACATTTCAGGAACCATAACTTGGTTAATTGTAAGTAATACACCTTCATTAATTAATTGAAGACATTTGTCTCCAAACTCCTGCTCTTTAGCAAATTCTGCATGAAAACTTGCAGTAATACTTTTTCTATTTAATTTGCTTGTATTTTGTATCCATTTGTTCCACCACTTACTGCCTGGTGAGAGATTAGTTGTCATATGTATGCTTTGATAGTCTGGTTGATTATCATTACAATAATGATCTATAATGTCTCCAAAGTATTTATAAGCAGTTGGTTCCCCTCCACTAAAACTAAAGTGGAAATCTTTGAAACCATTGTTTCTTGCCTGTGCTTTGATACTATCTATGGTGTTTAAGTAAATTTCTAAATCTTGGTGGTCAGGGGTACTAGATCTAG